ATGTGTCTGCCCTGCACGAAATCGGGCATATACTTGGAGACAATCAATCTCGTAATAACACGACAAAGGAGAAAGAAATTGGAGCATGGATTTGGGCAATGTTATCTGCGATTGTGTGGACTGAAACTGCGGATCGGGTCATGGCTAAAGCCTTACGGTCTTATGGTGTTGAGCAAGCTGAAATCGAGGAAATCCAAGTCATGTGGAATCCATGTCATAGAGACGAGGAGCAAGACGTTGCTTAATAGTAAATATCTTGTCCTACATATAAATGAAGCTACCCCCAAGAGGGGTGGCTCTATTCGTAAAATTGTTCGATTTTTAAAGGAGTTAAAATGGTAGAGATGTTAGTTGCCATATGTATCGTATGGTCAGTGGGTAATAGGCATGACGGAGGCGAACAAAAGTGTATGTTTCATAAGAGCCAAGTCGAATACGTCAATATGCGTCAATGTAAAGACGACATTAAAAAAAGCGAACAATTAGTAATTGGAGCTATATTTGACTATTATGGTGACGAGCCAATAGATCACATGGTCAAAGCATCATGTTTTAATGGAGCTTAATATGAGAAAACTGCCAAAAGAAAAGTTTGTTATCCATTGTAAGGAAACAAAGTATTATGTGGTTGATATAGAAGCTGACAACTATGATGAAGCCGTTAAGAAGTGGCAAATCATAGCTAAAAGGCGGGATTATACCACCATACACAAAGAAATGAAAACGATAAGTGTGAGCCAGGAGGTTTAAAATGAAAAAACCGAAGAATTGTTCGATGTGTAAAGAAAAAATTGTCGCTGGTATGGAACTGCATATGAATAACCGAACAATTTGTCTTGGCTGCGCTGTCGAGAAAGGAATCGCACAACAACTGCACACACCAATTAATCATATGCTTGACTGCGAATATGATATAAGTTCCTGTGCCGAATGTTTCTTAAATCATAGAGATATGATGACCCATTTAGGCTATATATGCACGGAGTTAGGCACGTTCTATAAACGAACAAATGACCCCAAAATTGTGGTGCTTTATGAGTGATTTACTTACCAACTTACCAACATACACGGGAAGTAGATTTGTTCGGTAAGTGCTAAGTCATTGAAATTGTTCGGTTTTTGGAAGCAACTTACGGAGGTTACTTCTTACTACGGTAAGTTAATTTTAGGTTGTAAGTCATTGATTTTGCTCCTACTTTTTTACTTACCGAACTTCCCCCCTAAAGGGGGTATAAGAGGGTGGTAAGTAAACCACCCATCTTACCCCTAGTAAACTAGTAATGAAATGGAGATAAAACAAGATGCCAAAAGTAGCGGAGAACTTAACGAAGGAACAACGATTAGCTGGTTGGAAAAGACTGACTGATAAACAACAAGATTTTTTGAACAACTTTATGCACAAGGATATGACGCAGACCGCTTCAGCGAGATCAGCGGGGTATTCTAATCCTGGCGTTGACGCAGTAAGGTTGTTGCGTAATCCTGTCGTGCAAGAGCGTTATCAAGAAATGCGTGACGAGGCGAGAACGAAGTTTGGAGTCACTATCGATAAGTCGGTTCGGGATTTACTCAAGATGCGTAACGAAGCATGGGAATCGGGGAAATTTGGGGAGGCAATTAGAGCGGAAGAACTGCGATTAAAGGCTACGGGATTACTGGTTAATAAAGCTCATGTGCTACATGAACGCACAGACAGTCTGACAAGGGAAGAAATACTGGCAAAACTACAGGAATTCCAAGACATAGCCCAGAAACGCATGAAAATAGCCACAACGACCCATAAAGACCCAGATGTGATAGAGCAAACTAGCGTGAAACCCATAAAATAGCGATATTACTTAGACGTGGTAGGCAAACGGTCGGGGAATTGTTCGGGCTTTTTCCTGTATACGCAGCGGGATCGGGGTGATCGGGGCTGCATCGGGGCGTAATCGTGGCAATTGTTCGGCTTCGGTGCGTAATCCGCCTGGATCTGATCGGGATCGGACTGCAGCGGGGATTATATACCGTACAATTGTTCGGGAGTCTTCAGGTTCTCCTGGTTACGCAGCGAGAATCGGGATCTACCTGGCTGTGCAGCCGTCCTGAATGAACAATTGTTCGGTAAAAACGCCTGAAGGCCAGCTTTCTTCCAGGCAGATCGGGCTGCCACAGGCCCGTCCAGGTAAAAAACCAGACAATTGTTCGAGCGCAGCAGGTGATACTCCTGGCATGGCTGGCTGCAGGTGAACAATTGTTCGGCACGGCTGCCTGGAAAGAAACGCAAAAAAAAAGAGCGGGAAAACCAAGACCCACTCTTTTACTTTTTTTAAATCAAACAAAGGAAATGCTTAATAAATTATATATAGTAACTGTTGCTAATCATGTCAAGAAAATAAAAATAAAAAAAAATATTTATTTGTTTGACAGGTATTGTAATGATTGCTATAACATTATTAACTTAAACAAACACAAGGAACTCAGCCAATGAATACAGTTTATCAAGATAGCATACAAGGAACTAAATTCACTAAGACAAGCGATACAAGTGGAATACATCTTCAGGGTAATGTTGGAGCAACTTATCATGAGCTTGTAGAAATATTCGGAGAGCCAAACAGATACGAGTCAGACGGCACAACACACAAAGATAATAAAGTAGATGCTCAATGGTCAATCAGATTTGAAGATGGCACAGTAGCGACAATATATAACTATAAGAACGGACTTAATTACTTAGGAGCAGAAGGCAAGAGAGTCAGCGAAATATCTATGTGGAATGTCGGTGGAATTGATGAGAGGGCCGTGACGATGGTCAATGACGAAGTTATTGACTGGACACACAGACTTCTTGACACTGGCAAATCTACGAACAATTTAGTTGCATCTTAATTGTTCGGAAATCGGATCGGGGATTTATTCCCTGATTCTTTTTATCCACAGGTCGAACAATTGTTCCACCTGTAAGACCCCCGTCCTGACCTGTAACCAGACAATTGTTCGCACCTGTACGGCCGCAGCAGGAAAAAAGTTTTTTATGTCATATGATATATTTTTTTATTTTTATTTAATTTAGGGGTTGACAGTGTTAGCAATGATTGCTATATATATATTATATTGATTCGTTAAGTGCGTAGAAACATAAAAAAAATACCACTTGAATTAGTATAATACGACAAACGCTCAAAGTTTCGGGGTGGGGGTTCACAGAGCTAAAATAGAACTCCCCCACATAACTATAACAAAGGGGAAAGCCAATGAAGAAATATAATGGACACAGAAGTTGGAACGCTTGGAACGTATCACTATGGTTGAGCAATGACGAAAGCTCTTATTTTTACGTTATGAACTCTATAACATACTACGGGCTAAAGAAAGCCATCATTATGTTGAGCAGAGAGTGGGCGGGTAAGAAAACACCTGACGGAGCGATATATAACAAGATTTCAATTAAGTTAGCGCTGGAGGGGCTGGCAGAATAAAATTGTTCGGGGATCGGGGAACGGGGGCTGCGGCCTCCGTTTTTTTTGCTTCCAGCTCGAACAATTGTCTCCCCCCTCCCCCCTGCTGTCAATAACTTGCTGTCAAACCTGAAACCGAACAATTGTTCCAGTTGTAACGCCTGGCGTACCAGGAACAAAAAGTTTATTTAGCTGTTGACATGTGTGCAATCATTACATATAATAAGGTTATTAATCAGCCAAAGGAGATACAAATGGCAATATACATAGCTTATGGTGCAAACCTGAATAAGAAAAACATGGCGGTAAGGTCGCCTGATGCGATTCCAGTTGGGAGTACAAACTTACTGGGTTACAAACTAGTCTTTAATAACGTGGCCAGTATTGTTCCATCAGAGCATGATTCCGTTCCAGTAGGACTGTGGAAGATATCCATGCAAGACGAAAGAAAACTTGATGTTTATGAGGGTTATCCGAATCTTTACAGGAAAGAATATATAGACCTTTCGTACATGGGATTCAGTCAAGGACTTGTTTACATAATGAACTACGGAGGACAGGCCGTTCCGAACAAAAGTTACTTCAACGCAATCAAAGAAGGCTACGCTGACTTCCAGCTAGACACCGAACAATTAATAAGCGCAGTGCTGGAAGCGTTTGATTACGAGAAAGATAGCGGCAGAGTCATACAAACTAGAAGAGGCGGAAGGTCATGGAGGTAAATTGTTCGCTTCCCAACCTGTGAAAAAGTCCAGCCGAGAAAAGCGTGCTGGGCTTTTTCTGGAAGACAATCGGACAATTGTTCGGATCGGGCTGGACGCTGATCGGGGATCGGGGATTCCGACCGCTGCCTAAACCACTTTCTAGATCCTCCCCCCTATATACTCCTAATGAAAATTTAATTAACTTGTTAACCAATATTGTCAAGAGGTAAAGCAAAAAAAGTTCCTTAGTAAAAACAAGGACTTAGCAATTTAATTTTTTCCAGGTATTGTAATCATTACCTTAATAACCAAATAAGATGCAGGCGAACAATTTCGTCTAAAAACCAAACTTAAACAATACAAACAAAGGAAAAAAGATAATGACATTTAATACATTAAACACTGACAGAAATATATTTGATAACCAAAATTTTGCATTTGGTGTAGAGCCTGAATTTAATACCGTTGGATTTGGTGCAATGAACCGCCATAACAATTCACTTGGCCTTGATAAAATTGTTGGGCTTCAATATGTTTACGACGGTTCAAGAGTAGACGGTGAGGGCCGCTTGCCAATACTTTCAAATTCTCAAAAATCTTATAATTATTTAAAAGCGGTTCTAGAACAATTGACCGCCAAGGCCGCAACAGTAAATTGGACTTGTTCAGTTCATATACATTTATCAAGACGGCCAATAACAATCGATCCAAATGAATTTCATGACAAATCAATTGCTCACACTGAAAGAACAAATCAAGCGTTACCGTCTAGAAATAACGTAGATTATTTTGGTGAAGCAATACCTTTAGAAATATTAAAAGACGTTGGATATAGAGTAAGCAAAAATATATCTCAATATAATTCATTTCTTGCACCGTCTAGAATTGACGACGGCGGTTATGCTAATAATGCAATGCGAAGCGCAGGCCAAAAAAACGGTTATTTTTGCAAGAAACCTTTAGATCATAACATGATAAAAAATACTGAATGCACTTGGCACAAACTAAAACGTGTTATTTCTCCTAATGGTAAATTTTCTGCAATCAATGCTAACCATTGGGATGATTACGAAACCGTAGAATTTAGATCTCATGGCGGTACTTTAGAAATTGATAAAATTTGGCCTTACATGATGTTTTTATCCAACATGCAAAAGCACAGTATTATAAACCGCCATAGTCAAATACAAGCGGTCCAAAATACACCGCCTTACATTGGTCGTAGTGAGTATACGAGACAGTCTTTAGCCTATCAAGTTATGAGACGTGTTGGCGGTGCAACAACTCAAGAGATCATGGATGCAAGCGGTATACAAACCGCACAACGTGTGCGGTCAATGATAAGTGAACAAATTAGGCCACGTCTTGAAAGAGAATTTGGTAGAGATATATTGATCACTCATAATCAACAACACTATAATCACCGTTACAGTGCTTCTCAAGGCCGTTACGATCTAAACGGTTATGAAATACCATTACAAGTAAACAATGGCTCCGACGGTGTTGCATTCTCCAGCAATGGCGGTACTGATTTATTACTTGGATTAGATAGTTATTATAAATCAAACTTAAAACCTTTTAGAATATAGGTTAAATTATAGACCTCATAATTAATTTTATGAGGTCTATTTTTTTGTCTAAAATTTATTGATGACATCGAACAATTGTAATTAATATATTAGATCATACAATTGTTCTAAGTCTTTGATTTTGCTGGATTAAAACGGGGCCTATAGCCCCACCATACCACCAAATTTATATATTTTTCCAGCAAAATCTTCTACACCAAGTTCCCCTGATACAACCCCCATCATTTTTAAAACACGACCCAAAAAAAATTTTATAAAAAAAATCTTGCACTTTTTAGTAGTGATTGCTACATGTTGTGTATAAGGAGGGCAATATGCCTAGATATGTACTAGAATACGGAGGGTTCAGAGATTTTGAATCCGAAGACCCGAAGGATGTCATTGATGTTTTTCGTAAGATAATGCAATACGACAGTGATGACATAGATGGTTTGTTATCGACATGCGCTTCCAACATTTGCGATAAAGTTTACAAGCCAATTAGGTTTGGTAATGTCGAGGAATTTACGGAAGATTTATTAAAATACAAAATATTAAGGGAGACCAGCCAATGAAACGTAACGAAGAGAGCTATGCGAAGGTTGATAAGAAAGAGATGTTTAATTATCGTGGCACATTAGGACTAAGCCAAGTTGTTATGGCTAAGAAATTAGGATTAAGTCACAGGATGTGGAATCATTATGAGCATGGAACGAAGCAAGTTCCTATATCAGTGGTTTTATCAGCGAAATATTTGTGTAAGAACCTAGATAAGATGGATAAATTGCATGACGACATCAAACAGCACGAAGAGCCGTTGACAAAATGGGATGTGGACAGGATTGAGGCTCTTATGAGGGCTGCCAAAACCAAAGGTCACAATTCCAACGATAACGATCCAACTATTGCGAGGATATTTACGCAATGTGAAAAGGAAATGGGCTTTCTATTGTCAAAAATAAATTAATCGTATAGTATCTTGGCATAAACTAGTTTTTTGCGGAGATTTAACATGGTTAATGGTCCTATGGGCGGGAATATGGGTACACCACCTGTTCCTCCACAGCCTCCACAGGTAAGTTTTACGACAACTGCTGAAAGCAGGGGTGGTTTCAATAACTTTTTAAAATCCATACCACAAACGAATATGATCCCACCACCTCCTCCGATGGGGTCATCCCCACCTATGCCTATGGGAAATCCTATGGGTAACATTGATATATTCAATCAGCCTCCTTCTATGGGCATGGGGATGATGGGCATGAATCAGCCACAAATGAATCCTATGATGCAACCACCTATGAATATGGGTATGATGCAACAGCCTATGATGAATCAACAACCTATGATGATGGCTAATGGTGGAGGTGTTCCACCTAGACGCACAGATATTATGGGTCAAGATCATATGTTATCATATATAACACCCGAAGAAGGTGGAATATTACAGGCATTAGGTGGATCTGGCGCACCAGGACCTATGGGTATTCCGAGTTTCTTTAGCTTTAGTGACGATGCTCAAGCTACAGATCCAGGTTCTAACACTGGTGGCGACAACGAAAGCGATGAAAATGATGATGAAGATAATTATCAAGATTATAGTGATGGCAGTGGATCTCAAGACACGGGTAATGTAGAAGACAGTTACAGTGGTGATTACACTGGCGGAGGTAATGAAAGCAACGACAACGATCCTTTCGATGATGGTGGAGGCAGACCTGAAGATTACGGACTTACGCAACAAGATTTTACAGACGCTAGTAATGTTGGGGCAAGCACATTTAATGAATCTCAAGACGACAGACCATCAACAAACGTAGTTAATGTAGGATCTGGATCTAATTTAAGATACGACCCACAATTTACAGCGGATAATTTAGCCTCAAGAGGTCTTGATCCTCAAGGTTTTATGAGTGGTGATAATTTTGGACAAACAACGCAGGGTGTTCAAGCTGCAACTCAAGCTCAAAGAGATGCAGAATTATCTCAAGCTAACATACTATCAGGTCAATCCATGCCCACTATGGGAGATTTAGGTGCGAGTTTAGGTATTAAAGGTGGTATCGATTCTGCCAACATAGCCTCTAGTTATTCGCCATTTAGCGAGATAGATGACCCCAATGGTTTAGGGTTTAGTGCATTAGATGATCCTTTGGGATTAGGTATTAACACAGGATTTGGACCTGTAGCAGATGCGGCAAGAAACCGTGAAGCTATGACAGGAGCTTTTGGCACACCTAATTACAGACAAGAAGCAGGAATTCCAACAGTGAGTGACGCTAGTTTTTTTCAAAACAATCGACCTAACATTGGCGGAGTAGAAGACGCTTTGATAGGAGCGATAACACAGGGTAGATCAGATTTATATGCACCTTTCACAAACAATCCTGGCAATTTAAAACAGGCAAGAGAAGATTTAACAACAGAATCTATTAAAAGTGTTGATCCCGTAACTGGTGATATTAAAACAGGACCTGCTCTTTTCAATACGTTAGACGCAGGGCAAAAAGCATTAGACGATCAATTAGATCGTTATAACGACAGGGGTATAAACAATTCGCAAGATTTTGTGAACACTTACTTAGGAACTGATGTAAGAGAAAATCCATTAGCTAACAAACAAGGTTATATAAGTGCCATCAATAATGCTGTTGGATCAAACTTTGATTTATCTGATGCTAATGTAAGAAATAATTTATCTAACGCTATAACAAAGCAAGAGATAGGGCAAAAAGGTATAAACGCTTTGAATAATCAAGTTACGGCAGCCACTGGAATTGGT